TAAACAATTCATTACTGAACTAGGAAAGTCTGAAACAAAGACAGTTGTTAGTGAAGTAGAATCTACTTTAGTCAATACTATTAAGAATACACCTGTTAGAGGTTACGAAATCTTTAAACAAGATGTAACTCTTACAAAGAATGGTTACTATAGAGTGTGGATTGGTTTAAGATTACCATTAGGTGAGTATAACAAAATGTACAACTTTACCGTTGCACAAGCTGTTGACGCTTATAACTTGAAAGAGAAAGCGAACTTATCTTATGAAAAGTTAATGAAAGATAATAAAAATGAAAATAACAATATACAGTAAACCAAATTGTATCTATTGTGATAAGTCAAAGGCCTTATTGAAAGGCCTTGATTTGAGTTACGAAGAAAAGATGTTTGGTAAAGATTTTAAATCACCAGAAGAATTGTACGAAGCAGTCGGTAAACAAGTGAGAACTATGCCTCAAATTATGATTGATGATGTACTTGTTGGTGGTTATAATCAATTAGTAGAATTTATGGCCGATAAAGGTTTAACTAATTTCAAAGGCGAAAAGATATAGTGTCAGATGATGGTAAGGTCATTCTTTTTCCGACAGATAGGATTAAGAACAAATCAAACACAGGTGTTAAAAATACCAAATTTCAAAAGCAAATTGAAAAGGAACAGACCGTTAAGTTTGTTGAGTCTGCTGTAGATGATATTGCTATGAAACTATTACACAACTTTGTTGACCTTGCTATGAAAACTAATACAGAAACCTTTACAAGAGATTTCTCATATCTAGTTGATGTATTGAGAGCTACAATAAAACGAGATTTTGGTTTAAATCATATAGTGCATAAGATTGCCGATAATACAGTTGAGTTAATACATGACAATGCTGGTAATACAAGAGCAAGAATAGATTATGCAAAGATTAAAGATATAGATTTTAGGCCTAAAGCCGATAGAACAAAAGAACCGTTATCAGAGGAGGTCAAAGATGAGTTAACAGGTGTTGACTTTATTCCAGATTTTGACCCAGGCGACAATGATAACTAAACAGAATTCCGTTCTGGAATCGCCATGTCAGGTTGTAAAATTGACAGAAAGAGAGGATTTGAACAATTATGTTTAAATTTTTATTTAACACAAAAAAGGAGAATAGTCACATGGCTAGAACTAAACTATCAAAAACTGAAAAAGTGAGAAATCTTTTTTCAAAAGGAAATGCAGTAACTTGGAAATCTCTAAGAACTACATTTGACCTAAGGTCACCAGCTTCAATGGTTGGTAAACTTAGAAATGAAGGTATGATGATTTATGAAAATAGAACATCATCTGGTGTTTCATACAGAGTAGGTGCTCCGTCAAAAGCTGTTATCGCAGCTGGACAGACTGCTTTATTCGGTAACCAAGGTTACTCAGCGTAACTTTAATTCAGAGGCGGCCTTCGGGTCGCCTCCGTTTATTATGACTATAGCTTCAGGATTAGGTTTACTATTTATGGGTATTATTGTGAGTGTTATTGTAATGTTTATAATTATTAAAGTGTTTGATATTGGTGATGAGTAATCATTTAAGAAACATAAGAGCAATATTTGAAACAGCAAAGACACATAAAGTATCCAGAAAAGTCGATAGTTATGAATATGAAGAAGTAGAGAAATTGATATTAACAGATAACATACCATACCACGAGGTCTTACAACTATTTACAGATAAGATTTATCGAAACTGGTTTTACGATAGGAACTTTATAAAATGATATTAGTAGATTTAAACCAGGTTTTAATTTCAAATCTTATGGTGCAGACCAGAGGTCAAGGTGATGTAAAACCAAACGAAGAAATGATAAGACACATGGTGATGAACTCATTGCGTGGCTTCAATGTAAAATTTAAACAAAAGTACGGTAATATGGTACTTTGTTCAGACGCTGGCAATACATGGCGTAGAGATATATTCCCACATTACAAGTATAAAAGAAAAAAAGATAGAACTGAATCAAGCTTTGATTGGGATAATATCTTTGATATACTTACTAATATTAAAAACGAATTAAAAGAAAACTTCCCTTATATTATGATGTACGAGGAGAAGTGTGAGGCTGATGATATAATCGCCATACTAACAAAGTATTACCACCAAGATGAAAAGATTATGATTGTATCTGGTGACAAAGACTTTATTCAATTACAATTCTATAAAAATGTAGAACAGTATGCTCCCATCCAGAAAAAATTTATTGGTTTTGATGAAGACGGTATCAAAATAGACCCAAAAGAATTTCTATTAGAACAGATTTTAAAAGGTGATAGGTCAGATGGTATACCAAATATACTATCACCAAATGATAGCTTTGTAACTGGAATTAAACAAAAACCAATGACCAAAAAAAGGTTAGAAGAATGCTCAGTTACAGATAACTTGGACGAACAGTTAAGTGCAAGATATAATGAGAACAAGAAACTAATAGACCTAAACCAGATACCACAGGTCTACGAGGATGCTATTATAAATAGTTATCGAAGTTACAAAGTAAATGACCGTAGCAAGTTATTAACTTACTTTATTGAAAATAAATTGAAGTCTTTAATGGAAAACATTGGTGACTTTTAACATGGAGAAATAATATGGCAACACAAAACCCAAACTTGATGTCAAGAGCTGCAATGACAACTATGTCCGCTACGAGTGGTAGTGGTAAGTTACTAATGCACGAAATTTTGACTAAAGTAAACAACGCAAAAGATAAACCTAAAAAGATTGAAGTATTGAAACAATACGACACACCAGGTTTAAGAAGAATTATCAAAGGTTCATTTGACCCTAATATTAAATGGGATTTACCAGAGGGTACACCACCGTTTATAGCAAACGAGGCACCAGATGGTACTGAACATTCATTATTAGAAAATGAATCAAAGAAATTCTGGCATTTTGTGGTTGGTGCTGATGTAGCAACATCAAAAACCAGAAAAGAAACTATGTTCTTACAGATATTAGAAGCTTTATCAAAAGGTGAAGCTAGTATTGCAATCGCAATGAAAGATAAAGAACTACATAAACATTATAAAGGTCTATCCCAAGCAGTAGTAAAAGAAGCTTTTGGTTGGAATGACGAATATAAAACACCAGAAGGACCGACTCGAGGTTCTACATCTGGAGCGCTATCTCAATAGCGAATCAACAGTTTAGGGGGTGGTCAACTATGACGCACCCCCTTAATTTAGCATAATATACTATAAAACCACTAAAAAAAGACATAAAATACTACAAAAAAGCGTAAAAAAAGTGAAAAAAGCGCTTGCCTTTGCTGACATTATAGTGTATTATATACCTATAAACGATAACAAAAGGACATATATATTATGAAGAAGACAATTTTTTTACTGGCGATATTGTGGTTTGGTCTAACGGCTTTCGCAAATTCAGTAAAAGCTGATGATTATAACACGGCCGTTATTGGTCATGTTATAAAAGAAAAAGTAAGTGGTAACGGTGTTGACACTTCCGTACTTGAAGCAGAAATGGCTAAAATAGCACACAGCTTTGCTTTACAAATGACAGATGTTTTAGAAAAAAACTTACCTGTTATTTTAGAAAGTTTAGCTGCTCAATTAAGACAGAATGCTGATAGTAAATATAAATGTGAACTATTAGAAGATACGAAGATTGCTGATAAAGAGTGTTCGTAAGATTATATGGCTAAAAAACCTACTAGTAAAAAAACAAAGTACGATATTCCAGAGATACCGTTTACATACGATTTCTATTTGGTGTATTGGGAGGATATTCAATCAGACGCTGGTTGGAAATCACTAAAAGAAATTCAAAAAATGAAACCTGCTATTTGTGTATCGACCGGTTGGTTGGTAAAGAATGATAACAAGGTTCATGTTTTGATGAGCGACTACAATTATGATGACAATAACGAACTTGGTGATGGTGGTAACACAACAGTTATACCAACTAAGAATGTTATTAGAAAATTCAAAATTGCAGATTTATAAACAACTAAAAGAGAGAGTATATTATGGGACAATGTAAAGAACTAGACCACCACTTAAAAGAAATCATCAACAGGATTCCTGATAAGATTATGGAGTTTGCCGAGAGTGGCAAACCTAAAATGACCTATTACACAGGTAGTTGGCAAACCGATATTCTAAATAACTATACTGAAAAACAATCAGAGAAAATCTTTAAGAAGATGCAAAAACTTCAAAAAGACCCTCGTATTATGTTTTTTCAGAAAAGAAACAAACCAATAAAGATTGGTACTTGGTCAGAATACGGTGAAAAGCCAGAACAAATCATAGAAAGTTATGATTATCTAGTTGTTAGGTCAGGAAATGCAAAGCAGTAAAATTTGGCACGATATCAAGGTGGTTATAAACACCTTAGCTTTTGTAACGGTAATTGGCGCCATAGTTGGTGTCACTTACCTATACAAGGCACAGGCTAATCCTGCTCAGGCGGCGCCTGTGTATGAACTACCAGACTTTGAACATACAAACAATCAACAATTCTTAGACAATGTACAAGCGTGTGTTGACTATATCTACAACACAACAACAGATGTTTATCCAGTAAATGTAGTTTTACTAAAAGCACAGGCCTCTTTAGAGAGTGGTTGGGGTAATAGTAGATTTGCATTAGAGGGTAAGAATTTATTTGGTATGAGAACATACGACCTCAGAGAACCACATATGTTACCATCTAATAAACCTAAGAAGTGGGGTGTAAAGGTGTACGAACATGAATGTGACAGTGTGTTGCATTATATTAATACACTAAATAATGGTACAGCATTTGGTAAATACCAAGAGTTAAGAGATAGTGGTGAAATAGATGCAATAAAACTATTACACACACTTGACGCTTATGCTTCAGACAAAAACTATTTTATAAAAGTAGAAAGAATAATCAAAAAAATTCAGACAGAGTACCAGTAGTATGTTAACAATCATCATTACATTTTTAAGTGCCATATCCATATCTGTAATAGCCGCTGGTTATTCTATTATGGGTCTGGCCACACTATTTGCAGGTGCAGTAATACCTATCATTGCTATGGGTAGTGCATTAGAAGTCGGTAAACTTGTAGCCGCCTCATGGTTGTATAACAACTGGCGAAACGAACTTGTACCAAAAACAATAAAACTATATCT